TAGAAGGGATCGTTTCGTTCGGACGTTCGAAGTATGGGTACTTTGTGTAGTCATAGAATTGTAGATCCGGGAATGATTCCAGGATAGTCAGGCCGTCATAATCTGAGTTAGTTCCTTTAATCTTGATGCGCTCTATAGGTTGATCGCTAGTTCCATTAAATCTAACCGCTAAAGTTAAGTTTTCGCGGTTAGCCTTATTTTTTAACTTTGTATTTAATTCTTTAATTGCACGCGTCCAGAATTGGGCCTTGAATCGCACAAACCATATAGTTTTATTTATGCGTGATATTTGCGTCCCTGTAAACTTGCCACGCCCGGCAGTATATAGACACGCTATGAGGCAACCCGGCGAGGCAAATTTGCACAGATTGACTATGGCTGATTGTTGAGCCGGTGCCATGTATAGAATGGCTGTTAGATAACCGAGTTTCTCCCCCTTGATTGTTTTGGGAGAACTAGTTGTGAATATGTAGGAAATTTTAGGCGGGATCTCTTTTATTTTTCCCGCTATGGTTGATATAATTTGTGTGGTCATTGAATACGTACCTATTCCTTGACTGTGAGCTCCTGTATTTGCGTACAGGAGCTCTATTTATTGATTGCTAGTTGATTATTTGGTTTTGATTATTCTTGTAATTGATAGGTTGCACAGTGCGCATTTTTCCCACGATAGATCAGGCCATAACACTGTGACTTTGAATTCATGGTTGTCTTGTATCGTGCATTTCGTCATTTTCTTCTCCCTACTTGAGTTATTCAGACTTGCCACTGAATTAGTGGTTTACGCCCCCCTTTCGGGGGGTGGCTCACCTAGTTAGTTATTACTCTTCACGTTCTCCTTCTCTGTTTCAGACGGTGTCATGCCACAATCCCTAGCGTGATAACCGTGAATACAGATGCACTGAATACAATCTTGAATTGTGCTTTCATGTTTGCATGGATTATTCGTCCAACCTTGTCCACATTTTGCAACTATCATTTCTACTTGATCCTCTTTATGGTTACTTTTCCTTCTTCTTCATTCCAACTAATAGAACTTCCAAGATTCAACTCGTCTGTAACCTCAACTATTTGTTCCCATACGTGTGAATCCTTAAGATAGTCATATTTCTTATAAAATTCTTTGTACGGTAGTTCTTCTTTTTTTCTTCCTTCTGTCCAGGTTTTCCATGAAATTGAAACTATTCTGTTTTTAAGTGCGATTTCAGATCCTTTCCCCATTTTCTGCTCCCTATTTATTGGTTAGTTTACTCTGACTAGTTCGCAGTATTGGAGTGACATTGGATCTACCTGCCACCGGAAGGCATCACCAACTTCAGCCGTTTCTAGGAACTTTTTGCCAGCCTCAAGGATTATTTTTTCATCGTCTCCGTCTGTTTCGTAGGTAAAATTAACATTGAGTTTATCGATGGGTAGTGTTTCGGTTTCCAACACCCTTGATCGGGTATAAAGATTGATACCTATATTTCCTACAGATTCATTTAGATACATATCTTTTTTTGTGTATAGCTTCGTCATTTTCTTACTCCTGTTTATTGATTGCTAGTTATTCGCCTATAAAGGCCTCTATTATTTCCCTATAATCAACGTTGCCTAGTGATTGATTGACAATGTCACAAACTAACCCATAAGCCCGACCGTTTACAATTGATTCAGACCACATGCATAACTCATAAACAAATTCTTTTAATTGGTCGGCTTTTTCATATAGTGCGCAATTACTTTGTGCTATTTCCTCGAGGCTCCCATATGTGCCTTCATCATTAGTCAACCACAAATTGACCAACCATGTTTCACGATTATTCCAGCCGTTGTATGTGCTAATTGTCATTTTCTTACTCCCATTAACTTATTTGTAGGTATGGTATCAGTAGATTACTTGTCTTGTCAATAGGTAAATGGGGTCAATTTGGAGTATTCCACTTTTGATATTATTTGAGTATGGCGAATAAAGAATCAGGATTAACACAAAAACAAGAGAAGTTTGTGTCGGAATTCCTTAGCAATGGTGGAATAGCTTCTCAGGCGTTTATAGACGCAGGATATGCCGCAACTACTGAGAATTCTATCTATGCTTCCAGTAGTAAATTGCTAAGGACTGCTAAGGTGGCGGCGGCAATTGCTAGTAGAAAGGCCGGTAGTCTTGCCAAGAAACGTAAAAGATCCGAAAGATTAGAAGTAGATCAGGACTGGTTAGTGTCTGAATTGGTAGCAACTATAGAAGATGCACGCACAGATAGACAACATAACGTAGTCAGAAATTGCATCATGGATATAGGCAAAGTATGTGGTCTCATTATTTCTAAATCGGAACTAAACGCATCGTTAACAGTAGACGCACAACTAACAGCATATGATAGCCACGCGCTCATGGAAGCATTGCAACAGGCCAAGCGTGATACCACGGCTATAGAGGGAAACTTTCGGGAGATCTCAGCAGAAGATCAGCCTTGAATTCCAACCATGACTGACGGCTAAGGCACGGCAAAAGCGGGACAAGTTTTTTATTTCGATGCGATCCGGATGGGACTCCTGAACTTTGCGCTGTCAGAAATGCGAACGGCTTGCGGGGCGTGCTCTCTTTTTCTTAGGGACAAGTCTCCCAACCAATAAAATCAGCAATAAAATCAGCAATCAGAAATCGTGCTCTGCAAGGTTGTTTTCCGTGTTATCTCCCTGGCATTAAGTCCATGGCCTCCTGTGTATTTTGTCAAGGTTGCTGTCAAGGTAGTTGTCAAGGTTGATAATTGGCATACTGTTGCAGTGTTGCATGGATTTGGGAGGGGTAGTGACAACACTCTCGAATCTGGGTACTTTAAGGTGCAATCTGTGACAATACTGTGGTGTCTCAGGCGTGGTGTCTGTATTGTTTAGTCTTTTTCCCTGTTTAAGCCGGACTGGAGTAGAAGGTCCTGTATGAATTGGTCTACGGCTTCTGAGGGGATTCTCCTTGAGGAGCCGATCAGGACGGAGGGTAGTTGTCCGCTGGCGATCAGGGCGAAAACTCTCGTTCGCCCTATAGACAGTGTTTTCTGAACGTCGTCTATGGTTAAGAGTTTCTTGTCCGGGTGAATGCTGGTCATTTGAACCTCCTGTGTCTGTAAGCGAACGCGGTGAATTGTAAAGCGGTGGTTGCCGAATGTGAATGTTGCCCTGTCGGCAACATTAGCGGATAGGGTCCTGGGAATAGAGCGTTATCTGTGGAGTGGCATGGTTGATCGCGACAGCGTCGGGAGTCCCGTCAGGGCAGACGACCGCGCTGTGCCTCTTTGTAACAGGCTCATACAGGTAAGATACCATCTCCTTCTTTCCCTTTCTTCCTTGTAATGGGGGAGGCCGTAAACTGTTCGGGGGAAAACGTGAAAATACTGTGTTACAGGCATGGTGCCATACATGTAGTGGTTGGTAATCCAACCCATACCTTATATGGTGTACTTCTCTCAGACACCACAGGGTGTGGCTTTTCTGTGTTGTTTGTGGCTTTTCGCCTTGTTTTGTGACTGGGTTTTCTCTTATCTCCCTGATGACCATACAACACACCCCTAAAGGGGTTGTATTGTCATGTTTTTTTTCTTTTGTTTCTTTTCTTTTTTTAGGCCCCAAACTGTTCGGCCAAACTGTTCGGGGTGGTGTTGCCATAACTGTCCGCGGGGTGTATTTTTTAGTGGGGCGCGGGATGATTACTGATGCTTTCCCCCGAATTTTTTTGGTTACCAGATAGTTTGTTATTGGGCACATATAACTGATACGCCGGGTTTATCAATGAGGTTGCATCCCGTGTTCCCTAACATGAGGTAACATGAGGTAACATGAGGTCCTAACAGTCAGGCACAGTCAGGCACAGTCCGTGCGGAGGGTTTATGCCAAAAGGTTACGGTTACGGTAAGAAAAAACCCCTTAAACAAGTACGAAAGCCAAAAGCCCCGCGGAAGGGCAAAGGAAGATAGCTTATGCCAGACCCCAGAATACGCCCAAAATCACCAAGGAAATCCAGTGCTAAACCAAAGTTTGGGAGAGGAAAAAGGGCTCCGGCGAGAAGCAAAGGAATACGCCGTGCCCTCTCAGAGCTACCCGAAGCCGAAGGAATAAGAGGGCCCAGTAAAATAAAGCCGGTGCGTATGCCCAAACGCTCTGGAAGGAGCTCTCCCAACATAATGGAGGAGATCCGAAGGCGGGCGAGTGACAGGCCCAGGCAGAGAAGGCCGAGAAACATATGAAGCGGAAGGGCAGGAAATAGTGGCAACACTCACGGAGTCCCACCGCAAAGAGGCGGTGAGGCGCCTCGAACGGGAGTTCGCACGGAGAAATTTCGTCTCCCCTGACGGGGAGCAGCCCGACTTCCTCGACCATGTCAAGATCCTTGAGAGGAGCCAGGTGCACTCGGGAGTCTCCGGCGGCGCCGTGCCGTTCCAGAAATGGCCCTACCTCACAGACCTCGCGGCATCACTCGCAAAAAACCCCCTCGTGGCAGTCCTCAAGGCAAGGCAGCTCGGATTCTCATGGACCACCGCCGCCTATGCCGCATGGCTCCTTACATTCAGCGCGGGCACGAACGTCCTCATGATATCCAAGGGGCAGACAGAGGCCTTCTCACTCCTCGACAAGGTGAGGTTCATACTCAAGAACCTCCCCCCGTCATGGCAGCACTCCCTCTCACCCGACTCAAGGTCGGAGATAGGAATGCCCACGCAGGACTCGAAGGTCATAGCACTCCCCTCAACGGAAGACGCCGGCAGGTCGGAAACAGCCTCCGTCGTTATACAGGACGAGGCGGACTTCCATGAATACCACGCCCAGAACTATGCCGCGGTGAAACCCACCGTGGACGGCGGCGGGCAGATGATCATGGGCTCCACCTCCAACAAGCGCCAGATGACCTCCCTCTTCAAGGAGATATACAGGGCCGCCCCCGACAACGGCTGGCACCCCATGTTCATACCGTGGAACGCAAGGCCCGGCAGGACGGAGAAATGGTACGAGGGCGTCAGGGATACCGTGCCGTCAATAGAACTCTCGGGGATGAGCCCCGAGCAGTTCATGGAACAGGAATACCCCGCCGAGGAGACAGAGGCACTCTCACCACCCCGCGCTCAAAGCATATTCGACAGGGATATCATCGCCGGCATGGTCGATGACTGCATATCCCCCATACGCACCGTCGGCCCCGCTAACATATACCAGGAGCCGAGGGCCGCAAGAAGATATGTCGCCGGCACAGACGTGGCGTCAGGGGTCGGGATGGACTACTCCGTCACCGTCGTAATAGATGCCAACTCCGGCTATGTCGCCGCCGACCTCGTGTCGAATACCCTCCAGCCGGAAGACTTCTCCGCAGCCTCCATGGAACTCCTCGATGTCTACCACAACCCCGACTGGGGCATCGAGAACAACTTCTCCGACACCGCCCTCACCGTGGCAAGGGATATGAACTATCCCCGCCTCTACAGGCACAGGGTCGGCAGGGGAAAGAACATGAGGCGCGAGTACGGGTGGCGGACAGACCGCATGAGCAGGCAGCAGCTCTTCGATGAGCTCAGGGCGTCCTTCAACGCGGGACACCTCACCATACCAAACAAGTACGGCCTCGACGAGTTTTCCACTATAATAGCAGCGCCGGGGGAAAAGCCCCAGGCTATGGGAGGCGCCCATGACGACTATGTCATGGCCCTCGGCATAGCGCTGATGGTGAAAAACGAGAGGGGCATAGTGAACAATGCGAAGATAATACGCCTGCCGGCCTTCGCTTAAAAGCCAAAAAAAAGGGACAAACACATGGCGGATCTCAGGGAAAGGCCCGACGAGGAAACTATCACAAGGTTCCGCTCGAAAATGGGGGAACTGTGGGCAAACGCCCACGAGGAATGGCGCGACAACGACGCCTACTACCAGAGAAAGTTCCAGGTGT